TAAAAAAAATATAATTTATTTTTTTTACATATAAAATTGATTTAAAAACTAATTAAATCAAGTATTGCACATGAAAAAATGATTGTAACGAAAATGAAACTATTATTTGAAATAGTAGGGATTTATATGCTCTGGATTTGTATTCATTATTTGGCAGGAAATTTATATGGATACTTTTGCACACCCAATACATTTATTGGTTTCTTAACATCGCCGTTCTTAACAGTAGCACCTCATTGTAAAGCAATTAGATGGATTATTTATAATGGCGGAAATACAATAGGTGATATGTGGCTTATTTTTGGGACATGGGTTGCAAGATATTTATTACAAAACATTAGACATTAAAAAATTGAAATACTTTTCACACTGTAAATAAACATTACATTAAAAACGACTAACCGACCAACCGACCAACTAACCGACCGCAAGCGGAATTGCAAAGCGGAATTGCAAAATGAGTCTCAACTTTGAAGGGAAAAATGAACAACATAAAATATCAATGCGGTTTGCTGAACTGCGACAAATACAAAAACAGAAGAAAAGTGAATTGAGAGAGATTCTTTTGACAGAATACGCACATCTTTTGCCAGAAGAATTATGGGATATAATTATATCATTGACCTTTACAGAAGACCAAATCGTTGGATATTTTGAGTTCAAAAGAAAAGGTCAGTATAGATTTTATAATAACGATCATTATATGTTTGAAGGCACAGAAAAAGACTGGTTATTGGCGATACCAAGAATGCGTATACATGTGAATCCTTATGATTTACAAGATGATATCCCAATAGACACGTATTGTGGCGGTATTTGCCGAAATCTATTACAAGCATGCCCGGATGAATTTGGCAACAAATGTTTATGTCGGTGGGAACACAAAGTATTTAATAACCCTGACGATTTTATTCACTATCGTGCGCATGATACTAATGCGCATGTTCATCATAGAATGATATTAGGTAAAAATGGGTTTTTATGGGATTTGAGTTAATAAAAAATAAAAAATAAAAATGTTTTAATTTATAATTTATAAAATCAATAAAGACAAAAGTCCATTTTTTTATTTAACAAAATTGAACTACTTTTATTATTAAACGAAATAGTAAATTAACCGACCACAATCGCAAGTAGAATTGTTGCCATGAATGAACCACACTCTGACGCATCTGTATCAAATAATCAACAATCCATCGTTCCAAAACGCTTTGCCGAACTGAAAGAAAAAAGAAAGAAAGATATTGAAAATCTCATCAAATTGTTTACAAATAAAAGTGCATTAGCATTGTTACCAATGGAAATGTGGATTCATATTGTGTCCTTTGTTTTGCCCAAAGACTACAATGCGCACTTTATCTTTTTAAGAAAAAATATCTGCTATCAAGATACATATTACATGTTTGTAGGCACTGAAACAATGTTTCATATAGCAATGGCAAAGTTACGACAAGAAGTGAATGATATTCAAATGTATTCAAGAGCAATAGAAGATGATGCATTGGATACACCGATTGACACGTATTGTAATACTAATCACTTATATTGTCCTGACGAAGATGGACATCAGTGTTCATGCCAATGGCAACATTGTGTGTATGAAACAGCAGAAAACTATTTATCGGCATACAACTATGCCGTAGAATATGGTACTCGAGACGCCTACTTTCGTTCCTGTGAACTGCGGTTCTTATAATTCTTCCATTCCATGTATTTTAATTATTAAATTAAAAATAAAATGTTCTAAATGATAAATAGGTCTATAATTATTATTATAATATTGTAGAAAAGTATACGTTTTAACTAAAATATCATTAATATCGTCATGCAATAGTTTTTTTGTTCGTATTAATTTGTCTACAATATACCAGATACATTCATACACATCTAAATGATATATAAAAATATCATACAGTTGATCTCTTACTATTAAAAAATTAATGGACTCGCTATTTATAATAGTATCTATAATTTTACAACAAATTACTTCGTGTGGAACCATGAGTTGTGTAATAGATGCCTGAATATTTTTCATATTGGTTATTTCGCTTGGTAAATTTATTTTTTTATTTAAACATTTACTATACGCTGCTTTCGAGGGTCGTTGTACTGTTATTAATTTACAACAATTTAATATATTATCAGGTATAAAACTGAGTTGTTCAGTAATAATAATAAATTTAATATCTATATTAGGTGTGGTTAATGTTTGCATATAACTATAAAGTGTTTCTATGAGTTCGCTATGTATTTCATGAAAATATTTACATACAATAATGCCAGTATTTTCTGCCTTTGCTAATATAATATCCACTATTTGATTGTAAATTTCATTCCACAGCAATTTAGAGTGGCAACCTAATAAAGACATGTCAATTTCATAATGAATATCACTTATTTTAAAAACATAATTATTTTTATTATAGGTAATACTTAACTTCTTTTCATATTTAAGTTCCGATGGACTATATTTTTTAATCGCTGCCAACATTTGTGTGTATTTTCCAACGCCTTTTGGACCATAAAATATAAGATTTTTTAAATTGTGAATAGAATTAGGGAATGTTTTATAAAGTTTACTAAGAGTAGGATGTAGAGAAATTTGATTATTACTGTGTATATAATCTTCAAAGTGTGTATCGTAGAATTTCATTGTATGGTATATTACAATTCTTTATATTTTTGTCTTTATCTAAGTTAAAACTCTACTACTAATAATAATAATAATAGTCAAAATATATTATTATTATAATAATAATAATTATAATAATTATAATAATAATAATAATTACCAGAATACTTATTTAATACTTATTTATTTGTTAACTATAATGGAAGTGGAAAAATTACAACTTTTAATAGACAAATTTACGTCTCATCAGCAAACACATCCGGTTTTATCCAAATTGTGGATTGAGTCACTTGAAACATGTAAAGTTAAACTACAATCTATACAAAAAATTCTCGAACAAGGTGAAGCATTAGTAGAGAAATTGCCACATGATGTAAATGATCCAAATATAGGAACTATTTTATTTATAATGTCTATTATATCAGAACATAATGATTAATGATTAATTCAGATGTTATTTAAAAACATATGATTAATACTACACAACACTATAAATTAATTATGAATGTTGTATTGGGATTAGAGCAATTTGATGTGAACAATGTATATTTTCAAGAATCTGTTAAAAATACAATTATGGATAATAGTAATTTTATTAGAGTAATTTATTCAAATAGTTTATTTATGCTTAATGGAATTTTACTCAAGTTTAATTTAAATATAATCTACACTGAAAAATCTTTTAACAAGTTTAAATGTGTATTTGATAAACAACGTAATAGTACAGAAATGTTGGCAATCAGTACTATCGAAAAAGAATTGTTGTCCAAAATAAATATTCCCAACAAAAAACCTATTAATAGAATTACCGAACAACTCACAAATGGATATATAAAAATATTTATAGATAACAACAAATTATTTAATAATAATAATCAACACGAATTTATATTGAAAATATCTGGTATATGGGAAAATGAAAGCGACTATGGTATAACTTATAAATTTATCGAAGAGGGTGATGAAAATTAAAACGATTAGTATAAATTATATTTTTTTGATATATATATTATATATTATATTCCATAATCCATATTATCCATCAGTAGAGAAAAATTCCAATACAATAGTCATAATACCAATAAAAAGAAAATTTAAAAAGGTAAGAAAATAAGTTACATATGCCATTTTATCATTAGATATGTTAAATGAATTATTTCCAGAAGCAACATCTCTACTTATCTGACTGTTAATGGTAGATAAATTGTCAGTGAGGTATTTAAACAATGCAATAATTTGAAATATAACAATTAATGTTGTAATAGTAGAATAACTATAATATTCATTTGCTACCCTACCCTGATTAATTCTTTTAAAATAAATAACATTGACTGTTATCAACCATATTAAAACAATTAAAGTAAGAAGTGAAGGCAACGTATATTTTACAAGTGTCTTTAAAAATGTAAACACATCGTAATTTTCAATACTGGTTATTTTTGATGCTAAACTTATAAATATCACTAAAATAGAAATAATCGCCAATACAACAACACCATATCCCCAAATAGAGGCACTTGCGGGACCGCTACTACCATCTTCGGTTTGTGAACCAAAAAATAATTTAATTAATATACCCACGGTTGAAAAACCAATCATATTATGAATATCATATTCAGTATTAGTGGTGGACGACATTATATAATACACTTTTAAAAAAAGTGTAGCAAAACAAGGTTTTGAAAATTGTAGTAAAATTCAATAAGATTTTACACATTTTAAATCATTATGATATTTTAATAATATAATATCATAATGAATAAAAAATTGAAATACTTTTGCTAATAATTACTATTGGCACTTTATAATCAAACAATCAAACAATCATTCAAATCATATATGATGGCTGACGGATATGTCTACTGTTTCTCAAATCAATCAATGCCTGGTATTCTCAAAATCGGCATGACAGAAAGAACACCTGAAATAAGACTAAAAGAAGCAAATGCTTCTGATACTTGGCGACCGCCAACGCCATACAAGATTGAATTCGCAAAGAAGGTGTCTAATGCTTCTGTAAAGGAAAAGACACTTCATATTCTTCTGGAACAATACACTGAACGTATTCATCTGCGCCGAGAATTCTTTCGTGTTTCAACAGAAGAAGTTATCAAGTTCTTTGACTTGATGGATGGCGAAATGTGGGATGAAACTTCTCATGCTTTGGAGGAAGAGGAAGAGGAAGAGGAAGAGGAAGAGGAAGAGGAAGAAAAAGAAAAAGTCGAGACTGCTTCTGAACTAGAAACACAAATCAAATCTTCTGGTGTAAAGAAGAAGAAGAAGTCTCGTGACACCATGCGAAAAGTATTTACAAATGGGCAAAGTATTCGTCATAAAATTGGTATTAACAATATATGGATTGGTATATACAATTTATCAAATAATGAAATTGAGCATGAAGGAAAAAGTTACTTAACTTTGTCTGAAATGGCAAAAGCACATTTGAAATTTGTGAAACCATTACGTTCAACAAACACCGCAAATGGATGGTTGGAGTGCGAATGTGAAGTGAATGGGCAATGGATTAAGACCAATACTTTAGACTATTAAAGTATAGTATTATTTTAAACCAGTTTATTATTGTTAATAAAAATTAAAAATTAAAAATAA